GTAAAACCTGGTAGTGATTCTGCAATAGATTTAGGTGTAAGTGGAACTGCATTTAGAGAATTATTTGTAGATGCTATTGATTTAAATGCTCAAGGTAATATTTCAATGGGTGGAACTGGACGAATAGATTTAGATGCCAATGATAACACCTCTATACGAGCATCGGCCGATGATGTAATTACATTCGAGGCAGGGGGTGCTGACCAAGTAGCAATTGCCGATGGAACTTTTACACCATCTACAAGTGATGATATATCCTTAGGCACAACATCTTTACAATTTAGTGATTTATTCTTAGCAGAAGGTGGAGTAATTAATTGGGATAACGGTGACGCTACAATAACTCAGACTGGAAATTTAATATCACTTGAAGGTGGAAATTCGAGAGTTGAAAGATTAGAAGTAGATGGTGCGAATGATTATATAGATGTAGATACAGATTTAAAAATTATAGCAGCAGCAGATATTACACTTGATCCAGGTGGAAATAATGTAAAACCTGGTTCAGATAGTGCAGATTCATTAGGTGTTGCTGGAACTGCGTGGTCTACCGTTTATACTGATAATGTAGATTTAGATGGACAAGGTAGAATAGATTTAGATGATGACCAAGATACATCAATTCGAGCATCTGCAGATGACATTATTACTTTTGAAGCGGCAGGAGCCGACCAAGTAGCATTTACAGATGGGACTATTGAACCTTCTACAACTGATGATATAGCACTTGGTACTACTTCAAAGATGTTTAGTGATTTATTCTTAGGTACAGGTGGAGTAGTTAATTGGAATAATGGTAACGCAACAATAACACACGCAGCAGGTTCACTAACCGTTCAAGGGGCCGACCTTTATTTGAGTGGTTCTTTATATGTTAGTGGTAGTCAAACATTTATTAATTCAACAGATTTAAATATTACAGATAAAACAATCACTATTGCTAGTGGTTCAACAACATCTGCACAAATAAATGGTGCAGGTTTTAACTTTGGTGGAGCAGGAGAAGATGACCAAACCGCGGTTGGAACTTTAAGATATGTACATTCAGAAACAGCACTTTCTTCAAGTTTCGAACTTATTTCTAAAGGTTTAAGGTCTGTTTCTACAGTATCACCTTTTGCATCTGATGGAGCAGCACTTGGTACTACTGCATTGATGTGGAGTGATTTATTCTTAGCAAACGCTGGAGTAATTAATTTTAATAATGGTAATATGACCGTTACACATACTGCAGGAGATTTAGCAGTAGGTGGTGGAACTTTGACTGTAGATGGTGGAGTGAAAGTTGATAATTTTACACTTGATGGAACTGAATTAGATTTATCAAGTGGTGATTTTACTGTTGATGTGGCTGGAGATGTTAATATTGATGCAGATGGTGGAGATGTTACAATTACAGACGATGGTGCACATATATTACATATAAACGCAACTACGATTAGTGGTTCATCCACTTCAACTGGTTCATTTGCTCACGTAGCAGTAAATTCAGTAAGTGCATCACGAATAGATTTTACACAAATAGATGGTGCTTGGACAAACGCTGGAAACACGGTAGCAGATTTAGGTTCTATAACTACTGTAGATATTGATGGTGGTACTGTAGATGGGGCAACAATAGCAACTTCAGATATTACAGTTGGTTCAGGTAAAACTTTAGATGTTAGTGGTGGTACATTAACATTAGCCGCTGACCAAATAAGTGGTAATGCGATTAATGGTGGAACAATAAGTGGTGCGGATGTTGATGATACAACCGCGGCTAATATAGTAGCTCAGATTGATAATGATGAAATTCCAATAGCAAAACTTGCATCAGATGCTGTAACAATAACAGCTGGTGATGGTTTAAAAACTGGTGGTAGTGTTACTCTTGGTAGTAGTGTTACTTTAGATGTGGATGTTAGTGATTTCGCAGGAACTGGTTTAGAAGGTGATGGTTCAGAAAATTTAAGATTAGCAACACAAGGAACTGGTATTAGTGGTGGTAATGGAAGTACATTAAGTATTACACCAGCACAAACAGCTATTACCTCAGTATTAAATACAGGTCTTAAAGTTGGATATGATAATAATGATTGTTTCAATTTTGGAACTGGTTCTAATGGTCAGATTAGTGTATATCAAAATATGATTGAAGAATTTCAATTTACAGCGGGCGGAACATTTCACGCAGACGCAGACATAGTTGCTTATTCTTCAACAGTAGCATCTGATATGAATTTGAAAGAAAATATTACAGATACAAAATATGGTTTAGATACTGTGATGCAACTTCGTGGTGTTGAGTATGATTGGAAACGAGAAGATATGGGACACGATCTTGGAGTGTTGGCACAAGAAGTTGAACAAGTTATTCCTGAACTTGTGAAAGAACACGAAGGATTGCAGGGTAGAGGAAAATTTAAATCGGTGGATTATAATAAATTAGTCCCCGTTCTGATAGAATCAATTAAAGAACTGAAAAAAGAAATTGATGATTTGAAATCTAATTAGATATTTATAGTTAGATATATTTAATAACAACAAAATGGAGGTTTTAACGTGGCCGAAGATAAGAAAAATCCAGAGGTAGTAGTACCTGAAGAAGAGATTCAAGAGATTAAATCTTTACAAGAAAAATACCAAGGTTTAGCTTTACAACTTGGACAGATTGCTTTACAACGTAGTCAATTAACTAGGGAATTGGATAATATAGAATCTAATGAACAAAAATTGTTAGTTGCGTATGATGAAGCTAGAGAATCTGAACAAGGAATTGTAAAAAAGATGACAGATAAGTACGGAATTGGTAATCTTGATGTAGAATCAGGTAAATTTACTCCTCAAAACTAATGTTTGAGAAATTTAGCTTATATTTATATGTAACCTTAGTTTGATTCAAACAACCTCATAAATTAGGAGAAAAATAATGGCGGAAAGAATAGTAAGTCCTGGCGTTTTTACGGAAGAGCGGGACTTGTCTTTTCTACCACAAGGTATTTCTGATATTGGGGCAGCAATAATCGGGCCGACTGAAAAGGGCCCAGCATTCACACCAACTATACTTAGTAATTTTCAAGAATTTGAAAATACATTTGGAAAAGTAAGTGAAGATTATTATGTTCCCTACACAGTTCAAGAATATCTTAAAAGTGCCAGTTCTGTAACAATAGTTAGAGTTCTTGGTATTGGTGGATATAAGACAGATTATGTTAATATAGTTGCAAGTGGTTCATCCAACGAAGATTTAATAGCAGTTTTAGCACCTTCACGTGGTGCTGGAGCAGCTGGTATTGATAGTGATGCCACTACGGCTGGCGATTTTGTAATACACATAAGTGGTTCTACTAATACAGCTGGAACATATCATGAAACAATAAGTGCATCATTTGCAACATCAAGTGATTTGTTTATTGATAAAGTGATTAGTTCTGATCCAATGAACAATACATCAAATGTATACCTTTACAAAATATTTAAAGAAACTGCACACAATAATCATCAGTCTTGGACTGGATTATCAGTAACAGGTAGTGCAAGTGGTTCGGCTGGACAAGATTTTGTAAGTGGAACTGGATATTCAGCACAATATGGAGCAACTGGTGTAGCAGCAACTTGGACAGGTAATAGTGATTATTCTGTGGCAAGAACACCAATCGTAATTGACCAAGGAGCAACAGCAACTCGTTCATACAATAACTTATTTAGAATTTATTCATTATCTCACGGAACAAGTGTGAATGAAGAATTTAAAGTATGTGTATTGAATATTAAAGCGGCTGGTTCAATTCCTGGTTCGGATTATGGTGAATTCTCTGTACAGGTAAGAAAAAATAACCCAGCACAAGCAGATGATAATATAGTTCTTGAACAGTTTGATAATTGTAATTTTGATAGAACTTCAAACAACTATTTCGCAAGAAAAATTGGTGATAGATTTGTTGAAATTGATTCAAATGGTAAATTAACCTATAAAGGTGATTGGCCAAACCAATCTAAATGGATTCGTGTTGGAGATTATGCAGACCTTAAGAACTTGGCTAAAACAGTAGTACCTTTTGGATTTGAAGCAGTGAATAATCCAGTATTAGGTGGTAATGTACCTACAATAACATTTAAATCAGAACAGAAAAATAGTGTTGGTGATTTTGACCAAAACGTATTTTATGGTTTTGATTATAAGTTAAAGGATAATAGAGAGTATTTAGCTCCTATTCCTTATAATGCAACCACAGGTTCAAATAGTGTATTTTCATTAGCAAATATGAATGGTGATGATAACGCAGCAGGAGACTTAAATGTTTCTACGGCAGCAAATAGTTCAACAGCAATAACATTAGCAAATTCAGACATTGCACAGAGGAAATTTGTAATGCCTCTACAATGGGGATTTGATGGTGATGATCCAACGAAGATCAAAGCTACTGGAAATGATATTTCAGGTACAAACACACAAGGATTTGATTTATCATCCGCAGCAGCAAGTGGTTCTGTAGCATACAAACGAGCAATCAATGCTATAAGTAATCCTGATGAGTTCGATATTAATTTATTGGCTATCCCAGGTGTACTTCATAGTAAAGGTGGTTCAATTGTACATAGTGCAGTGACCAACCACGCAATTTCAAAAATTGAAGCTCGTGGTGATGCTTTCTATGTATTAGATGGTTTTGCATGGAGTGATTCAATTGATAACGCAACAAACGGTATAAGTGCATTAGATACTAATTACGCAGGGACTTATTTTCCTTGGGTTAAAGTAGTTGATTCTGAAACACAATTACCTGTTTGGGTGCCACCTTCAGTTGTTCTACCAGGTGTAATCTCTTTTACAGATAAGATAGCACACGAATGGTTTGCACCAGCTGGTCTAAATCGTGGTGGTTTAACTTCAGTATTTGAAGCTAAAACACGATTAACTCATGCTGAGAGAGATAAACTGTATGAAAATAGAGTTAATCCAATTGCAACATTCCCAGGTCAAGGTGTAACGGTATTTGGACAGAAGACACTTCAGTCTAAACCTTCAGCACTTGATAGGATTAATGTTCGTAGATTGTTGATTGCATTGAAGAAATTCATCGCATCATCCTCAAGATATTTAGTTTTCGAACAGAACACAACAGCAACAAGGAATCGTTTCTTGAATATTGTTAATCCATACCTTGAAAGTGTACAGGCCAATAGTGGTTTGAACGCATTTAGAGTAGTGATGGACGATACCAATAACACACCTGATGTTGTTGATAGAAACCGTCTTGTAGGACAGATATTTATCCAACCTACGAGAACAGCGGAATTTATTGTTCTTGACTTCGTGGTATTACCCACAGGAGCATCGTTCCCAGACTAATTCGAAAAATCGAGATAAGAAACCCTGCAAATTGTGGGGTTTTTTATTGCCTAATAAAACTTCTAAAAAACTTCTATGAATTGACATATTTAGAAATTCATTTTTTTTAAATTGTTTGATATTTATACTTGAAGTACAAAATGTACAGAATTTAACAATAGGAGAATTGGAAATGCCAGAGTTAATTGATCCTTCAGAAATAATGTTCACACCGTTTGAACCAAAAACTAAAAACCGGTATGTCATGTATATTGAAGGTCTACCCGCATATTTAATAAAAACTGCAGCAAGACCCCAAATAACATTTGAAGAAATAGTATTAGACCATATTAATGTAAAGAGATACATTAAAGGTAAAGGTGAGTGGCAACCATTAGCACTTACATTATATGATCCTATTGTACCATCCGCCGCACAAGCATGTATGGAATGGGTGAGATTATCCCACGAATCAGTAACAGGTCGTGATGGATACTCAGATTTTTATAAGAAAGATATTACATTTAATTTATTGGGTCCAGTAGGAGATATTGTTGAAGAATGGACATTAAAAGGTGCGTGGGCACAAGATGTTAACTTCAATGATGTAGATTTTGCAAATGGTACAGATCCAGTAGATATTGAATTAACATTGCGGTACGACTACGCAATCTTACAATTCTAATTAAAACGGAGAATAACAATGACTGAATGGCTAGCAGCAAATTGGGAATGGTGCCTTTTGGCTTTCTACACTTTAGAAAAAATAGTAAAACTTTCGCCTTCTAAGAAAGACGATGTTATTTTTGATGCAGTGTTGAAACCTGTTTGGGACGCAGTTACCAAAGGAAAAGCAAAGTAATTAAAAATTTTTAGGTTTTTAAATAGTTTTAAGAATAGTTATAATTAGGTTATAACTCTAAATCCAATAGGAGTAAAAATGGCAGAAAATAAATTCCCTACGGAAGTAGTGGATTTGCCCTCAAAGGGATATTATTATTCCGAGGACAACCCATTATCTTCAGGGCAAATTGAAATAAAATACATGACTGCCAAAGAAGAAGATATTTTAACTTCACAAAATCTTATTCAAAAAGGTATTGTGTTAGATAAATTATTGGACGCTTTGATAGTTGATAAGAAAATCAATACAAATAGTATGTTGATAGGTGATAAGAATGCATTATTTATAGCAGCAAGAGTTCTTGCGTATGGTAAAGAATACACTTTTGATTATATTGATAATCAAGGTCAATCTAAAGAACATACTTTTGATTTAACTACATTAAAAGATAAAAAAATAGATTTTTCTAAACAAGAAAAAGGGAAGAATTTATTTAGTTTTAAACTTCCACAATCAGAAAGAACAATTGAATTCAAATTATTGACGGATGGTGATGAGAGGGATGTTACCAAGGAATTAGCAGCATTATCTAAAGTAAGTGGTGGAGTTTCCAAAGAGGTAACAACACGATTTAAAAAGATGGTAATTTCAGTAGATGGTAATTCTGAACGAGCATTTGTTAATAACTTTGTAGATAATGAGTTTTTCACACAAGACTCACAAGCTTTTAGAAGTCATTATCAAGAAATAACACCAGATATAGATATGGATATTGTTATAGATGATGGTGGTGAGGAGGTAGAAATAACTGTCCCTATGACGGTTCGATTTTTTTGGCCTTCCGTTAAGTTATAAACTAGAAATACACAAACAAATATTTGATTTAATGTATTATGGAAAGGGTAGTTTTACCTTTCATGACTTATACTCAATGCCAGTCTATTTACGTAGATGGTATCTTCAAAAACTTTCTTCAACCTACGAAGAAGAAGCTAAACAATTAGAAAAACAACAACGGGCTGCAAAAGTGCCCAAGTTCAAAAAATAAAGATTAGTGATATTTATTATTAACCAATTCAAGGTATAAAATTAATATGGCAAAATACAAATACATAAATGAAAATGTTTTAAATGAATTTTTAGGAAGGATTTTAAAATCTCTTGCAGGCAAATCAGGTAAAAAGGCAGCCTCTTTATTGAAAGCAGACCCTGAAATGCAAAAATTAATGAAAAAGGGAGATGACCTTGCTGATAAGATGAGAAAACAAATTCAGAAAAATAAAAAGAATAATCCTCAATATGCACGACAAATGGCAGCATTAGATTCAATTGGAGATTAATACTAGTTTTTGTTTTTATTAATTAATAGTTTATATATATTTTCAATCTTAAAAGCCACTAAAGAAATTAAGGCTTTAGAGGAAACTCTTTCTAAGTTAAGGGGAAAGGCAGTAACTGATGCCCAAAAGGAAATTGGGGCTTTAAAGGAAAAAAGAAAGGGTGCTAGAGAATTAATAAAAGGTTATCAGGCAGTAACTGAAGAATATAGAGATCAAATAGATTTGGGTAGGGTTATGATGAAGTCTCTGAGGGCAGAGACGGATTTAGTCAAAGGATTAAAACATAATCATCAAATGTTATTAAAATATGGTAAGTCTAAAGCTAAACTTCATGTAAAAGTAGCTAAGGCTTTATCCCTAGAAGTAGATAATACTGCAAATATACAAGCAAATATAGAAAATATAGGAACTGCAGAATATCAAAATTTAGATTTAACTAAACAGATCCTTCATATGAAAAAACTTCAAGCTCAAACTGGTGATGACGCCCTACAAGCGTCAATTACAAGTTTAGAAGTTCAACAAAATTTAAATGAACGATTAAAGAAAATGCATGATATATCTTCAGCAACAGCTGAACAATTTTTAAAACCAGTAAAATATATGCAAGACTTGGTTGGAAAAATACCATTAGTTGGTGGTGCATTATCTAAAATGATTCCTATAGATAAGTGGGAAGATGATATAAAAAATAAAGTTGGTGAAAGTGTTAAAAAGGCGTTTAATATTAAAGAACCTGAGGTGCCATTAGACGAGCATCAAGCGTTATTAGACTATAGAAAGTCAGGGGTAGCTTTTCAGGGAGTA